CTAACGACGCCGGATATATGGTCGCAAACCGTATCGAACCAGTACTTGTAACACCCGGGGCGTCCATATACGGTTAACCCTTGCGAGACGCTCAATCTGTCGGCCTAGCAGGTCGATTTCTTTAAAATCCTGCCCCTCTTTTTTACTCTTCATCACCAGTTGAATGACCCGCGCCTCGATGCTGGTTTCAATGCGCGAAATCGGGGCGACAGCGTCCCATTTTTCACGCTGTTTCCAGCTCTGCACTGTGGGTTTTTTCAGACTGAGCATTTCCGCTATTTGCGTGACGGAAAAACCCTGCCAGTAAAGCAGTGCCGCCTGTCTGCGCGGGTCGCTGATTAATCCTGCGTTGTTCTCGGTCATTGTGTCGCTCCGCTGAATGGATGAGCGTCACGCTACGCAACCGCTCACACCCTCGCATTAACCCCCTGTTGTGTAATGGATCGTCAGACGGCCACCGCTGGCCGTGCGGGCTTCAGGTCGGGAAACTAGCCCCGAACCTAACTCCCACTCAGGACATCTGAACAATGGCAAAGAAAGTATCGAAATGGTTTCGAATCGGTGTTGAGGGTGATACCTGCGACGGCCGCAATATTGAGGCAAGCGACATTCAGCAAATGGCCGCCGCGTTTGATCCGCGCGTCTACGGTTGCCGCATCAATCTGGAGCACATCAGAGGCTTATTACCCAGCGGTGACTTTAAGCGCCTCGGTGATGTCGTCGAACTGAAAGGCGAGAAAATTGATGATGATTCAGCTCTGAAAGGTAAGTGGGCGCTGTTTGCCAAAATCACCCCGACTGACGAGCTGGCCGCAATGGTCAAAGCGGGGCAGAAAATTTATACCTCCATGGAAATTCGCCCGAATTTCGCCAACACCGGTAAAGCCTATCTGGTCGGTCTGGCCGTGACTGATGACCCCGCCAGTCTTGGAACGGAAATGCTCGAATTCAGCGCACGCGCTAAGGTCAACCCATTCGCCGGTAAGAAAGACCAGCCGGATGATTTGTTCTCCGTGGCCACCATTGCCGAGCTTGATTTCGAAGACATGCCCGACAACCTGCTTACCAGCCTGACGGAAAAGATCAAAGGGATGTTCAGCACCAAACAGACCAGTGATGACGCCCGTTTTTCTGACGTGCAGGGCGCGATCACTGTCGTGGCTGAGGAATTACAAACCGTAGGTGAAACCACCGCAAAACGTTTCTCTGAATTGGAGCAGGAAATTACCGCGCTTAAAGGACAGGTAAAAACCAGCGATGAAGCGCTTACCTCTTTAAAAACCTCCCTCGACAGCACCGAAAGTTTCAAACAACCGAAACGCCCGGTCTCTCCGGGTGGCAACGGTGAAAGCACCTTTTTGACAAACTGCTAACCGGCGGCGTTCCCCTTTATTCCTGAAAAACAGTGAGAGAAATATGCGTAAGAACACCCGTTTTAAATTTAATGCCTACCTGTCCCGTCTGGCCGAGCTGAACGGCGTCGATGTGGAGGATTTGAGTAAAAAATTCAGCGTTGAACCTTCCGTCACGCAGACCCTTATCACCACCGTGCAGGAGTCCTCAGAATTTCTGAGCCGTATCAACATGGTGCCGGTGGACGAACAGGAAGGTGAAAAAATCGGCCTTGGAGTGACCGGCTCTATTGCCAGTACCACGGATACCGACGGTGGCAGCGAGCGTAAAACGGCAGATTTTCAGGCGCTGGCTTCACGCAAATATAAGTGCGAGCAGGTCAATTTCGATTTCCATATTCGCTACAACACCCTCGATTTGTGGGCGCGTTATCAGGACTTCCAGACCCGTCTGCGCGATGCAATCGCCAAACGTCAGGCACTGGATTACATCATGGCCGGTTTCAATGGCGTAAGCCGCGCGGAAACGTCTGACCGCAGCAAGTTCCAGATGTTGCAGGACGTGGCTGTCGGCTGGCTGCAAAAGCTGCGTAACGAAGCCGCCGAGCGTGTGATGGATAAAGTCACCGACGACACCGGCGCGGTGGTTTCCGACACCGTGCGCATCGGTAAGAACGGTGATTTCGAAAATATCGACGCCGCTGTCATGAACGCCACCGATTTTCTGCTGGATGCGTGGCATTCAGAAGACCCCGGACTGGTAGTGATTTGCGGTCGCAAAATGCTTTCCGATAAGTATTTCCCGCTGATTAACAAGTCACAGGAAAATAGCGAAAAACTGGCCGGTGACATTATTGTCAGCCAGAAACGCATTGGTAATTTGCCTGCGGTGCGTGTGCCGTACTTCCCTGACAATGCCCTGCTGATCACCCGTCTGGATAACCTGTCTATTTACATCATGGACAGCTCACACCGCCGCCATATCGAAGAAGTGGCGCGTCGTGATCGCATCGAAAACTACGAGTCATTGAAAATTGATTTCGTCGTCGAAGACTACGGCTGCGCGGCGATGATTGAAAACATCCAGCTCGGTGATTTTACGCCAGCGGAAACCTCTCAACTGTCCGCACCTGTCACGGACAGCGAAACCCCAGCCGAAACAGAAAGCGAGGCATAACCCATGCTGAGCCCCGCACAGCGTCACATGATGCGGGTCTCTGCTGAAAAAGCCTCGTCGCAGCGGGTGAGTAACCCGCTGCATTCGGCACTGCCTTACGGCCAGATGCTGATGAAGCTGCGCGGAGACCGCCAGATACTGAAAACAATTTATTCCGTGGAAGACAAAGCCCGGCGTAAGCGCGACATGTTGCCGTCGTATGCACCGTGGATCGCCGGTGTACTGGCAAGCGACGCGGGCAGTCAGGACGACATACTGATGACCATGCTCCAGTGGTCGCTGGATGCCGGAGACATTCGCGGGTCATTTGACATGGCGCGCTATGCGCTGAAACACGGTCTGACCGTCCCTAACAACAAACGACCCGCTCCGTACCTGTTTGCCGAAGATGTTGCGCTGGCGGCAATGCGCGCCCGCAGTGCCGGTGAGCCCGTCAGCGTTGATGACCTGCTGACCGCCATTGATATGACGCTACCGTTTGATATGCCAGACCCTGTGCGCGCCAAGCTGCACAAAATCACCGGTCAGGTTTTGCGTGATGACGGCCAGCCTGAGCAGGCACTGATTCACCTGCAACGTGCCATGCAGCTCGACAGCGCCGCCGGTGTGAAAAAAGACATAGAACGGCTGGAGAGAGAATTGCGGCCAGCACCCGAACCTGTGAAGCCCAAAGCCGTCCCGGTTAAGCGCGGGCGTCCGGGGAAGACCGCAAAGCCTGCGGCGACGCAGGCCAAGCGTGGACGCCCACGCAAAAACATACTCTCCGGCAGTTAACCTAAAGCGCCCCGCGCCGGACGGCACGCAGGCTGATGCAGGTTTTTGCCTCGTCTGACGCCTGCGTCCACCGTCCACCTATTTGAGGTTTGAGAAATGGACATTGTTATGACCACCGCCCCGGCGCGATCCGCTGTGGTTATTCCCCCTGACTTGGTTATTCCGCCTGATGCGGTGGTGAGTCCGGTTATCACCAATACCTTTTTTTTCCCTGACGTTGACCCGGAGCAGGTGAGTGAAAACATCCGGCTTGGCCACGTCGTCACGCATGCGCGTTTTCGCCGCGCAATTAAGGCCGCGATGGCCGAGGTGAACGCCGAGCTTTATCCCTATCGCGATGCGCAGATTGAGGCGGGTTTTAAAACGCTGGCGGAGGTTCCCGCCGAGCAGCTCGACGGTGAAAGCGTGAAGTGTTTCCACTATTTGAGCGCGGTCTGCGCGATGACTACCGCCGTGATTTATGAGCGTTACCGCAGCTATGACGCCAGCGCGAAAGGGGACAAAAAGGCCGAAGCGCTGGAGGTTTCTGTGGATGACCAGTGGCGCGATATGCGCTGGCACGTCTCTCGCCTGCAAGGTCAGGCGCGCGGCATGGTGAGCCAGCTCTGATGCAAGTTATCGCGCAGCAGGGCGATACGCTCGACGCCCTGTGTTATCGCCACTACGGGCGCACCGGCGGCGTGGTTGAGTCCGTGCTTGCTGCCAATCTCGGACTGGCTGAGCTGGGCGAAATTTTGCCACATGGCACCGTGGTGATTTTACCCGCCGTTGACGCCGCGCCGGTATCTGAAACCGTCCAGTTATGGGACTGAAAATGGAAAAAATCACATCACAGATTGCCTACGGCCTTGCTATGTCACTGGCGTTTATTGGTGCGCTGACTCCGCAGGATATTGCGTTTCTGGTGGGGGCTCTGGTGGCCGTAGGGACATTCTTTGTTAACTGGTATTACCGCCGCAAAAGCTACAAGTTGCTGGAGCGTAACGGCCTGAGCCGGAGGGTTTTCGATGAGCTCAATCGCTAAGCGTTGCAGTGTGGTCGCAGTGCTGGCTCTGGCTGCACTGATGCCTGATTACCGTTATGTAAAAACCTCCGATGAGGGGCTGGCACTTATTGCTGACCTTGAGGGGTGTCGCCTGAGTCCGTACCAGTGCAGCGCAGGCGTATGGACATCAGGTATCGGCCACACAGCGGGGGTGAAACCGGCAAAAAACATCACCGAACATGACGCCGCCCGCTATCTGATCGCTGACGTCATCATGACCGAACGCGCCGTGGATAAGTGTATGCCGGTGGCCATGCCGCCGCCGGTATATGACGCGGTGGCCAGTTTTGCGTTTAACGTTGGCACCGGCGCAGCCTGTCAATCCACGCTGGCCAACTTCATCAGGCTTGGTGAATGGGCGAAAGCCTGCCAGCAGCTCCCGCGCTGGGTGTATGTCAACGGCGTGAAAAATACGGGGCTGGAAAACCGACGCGCGCGCGAGCTGAAACATTGCCTGAAGGGGGTGTCATGAAATTTATCATTGCCGCGTTACTGCTCTCACTGGTGGCATCCCTTGCCGGTTGGCGATGGGCGAATAATAAGGTCACTGAGGCAAGCCGCACTATTGCGCAAATGCAGGGGGCGCTTGCGGCCAACGCGGTGGCCATCAGCGAACTGCAAGCCAGCGGTCAGCGTAATGAGCGAGCGCTGGTGGTACTGCGTCAGCAAATCACCGCAGCGGGTCAGCTTGCCAGCCGTCGTAATCAGACCATCACGAGGTTACTGAATGAAAATGAAACCCTGCGCCGCTGGTATCAGTCTGCTCTGCCTGACGATGTTGTCCGGCTGCACACGCGACCTGAATTTACCAACCCCGGCGATTATTTACGTTGGCTGTCCGAAGGTCAGCAGTTGCCCAATACCGGCCAGCCGCCCGAAAACCAACGGTGATTTAAGCGAGGACAATCGCCAACTTGAGGGCGCACTGGTGAACTGTGCGCTGCAAGTCGAAGCCGTTAAACAGTGTCAGGAGTCCTACGATGTTAAAGCCCGCCAGCCTGAGAAAGGCGCTATTTAAATCAGTGCCGCTGCTGCGTGATAACCCGGACATGTTGCACATGTTTGTGGACGGCGGCGTTATTAACGCCACGCTGGCCGCGTCGCTATCATTCGAGAACCGCTATACGCTGGATATTGTGGTAACGGATTACACCGGTGATATCAACCTGCTGATTGTGCCGGTCAACGTCTGGCTGCGTGAGCATCAGCCGGACATTATGACCACCGAAGACGGGAAAAAACGCGGTTTCACCTACGTGGCGGATATTAATAGCGACGACAGCAAAGACGTACGCATGAGCCTGCAACTGACCGAGCGCACAATCGTCAAAGAGGTTGACCGCAGGCTAAACGTGACGCAGCTGGACGAACCCCCGCCACCGGTGCCGGTACACCGGCCTATGGAGTTGTATGTGCATGGCGAACTCGTGAGTAAATGGGATGAATGAGCTCAAGCCTTTTGACGATAAGTTATCAGGGCTGCTGGCCAGCCTGTCACCGGCTGGCCGTCGCAAGATGGCCGCAGAGATTGCTAAAAAGCTACGAGCCAGCCAACAGCAGCGCATCAAGCAACAAAAGGCACCGGACGGTACGCCGTATGCAGCCCGTAAGCGACAGCCTGTCCGGGGGAAAAAGGGCAGGGTAAAGCGAGAAATGTTCGCCAAATTGCGTACGGCGCGATACCTCAAGACGAAAGGCAGTAGTGAGTCTGTGGTGGTCGAATTTGCTGGCAGGGTGCAGCGGATTGCGCGAGTCCATCAGGAGGGGTTGTGGGATAAACCGAATAAACACAGTGCGTCTGTACCGTACGAAAAGCGCGAGTTACTTGGTTTCAGCACCGCTGACCGTCAGATTATTGAGAATGTAATTCTCTCCCGGCTCATTGAATAAATAGAACTGTGGAACAGAGTGTTATTTCATTGCATTATTAAATCTTTGACTTTCCCATTTCATGCAGTTATGACTACCAGTGCCATCAATAGTGAAAAAATTCTTTAAATATCGCCATAAATAGGAGTTAGCTTCATAATTCCGCCACGGACTTGAAAGTTCAAATTATCATTGCGATAGGTTTTCTATTAAAATATATGTAAAGTGCTCATGTAATCTCGCAAGCAGAGTGCCCAGTGAATTATAATTCTACATGGACACCCTATTAGTGTGCGGGTTGGTTCTATTTAATAAGCCTCATTACTTCCAAGTCCTTAGCATCTAATAATTGTGGGTTTTTAACCATTTTGATTATAACTCCGTAAGGAATTGGAAATCTAGGAGTCTCTTTTCTATCCTTCCCCTTAATATCCTCCAATGTTTTCGCTAACTGAGCATCTTCAACTTTCGATAAGTATTGATTCGTTGATGCAATAATCTCATCTGTTAAAAATCTATTAGCCATTCTCTCATGTTTTAAAATCACTGAGTAAACATCGTCTTTTTTAGCTGGAAAAAGTACAACATCGGTAATTCCATGGTATTTTGCATAATTGAAATTTATCCTGTATCTTTGTGCGACCTGAATTTTGAAATATTCATAAATAATTTTATGTAAATTATCTGGTTTTGCAGCGTCAGCTTTGACGAAGTGTTCAAGGTAAGAAGTTATGAAATGAGCTGTTTTTTGGAAAGTATCCTGTGATATAAATTTAAGTGTATCTCTCACATAGCTAGAATAGTACTCTCCCGGGTAGGCTTCCAATAAAAAATCAGTCCGCTGTAAATCATCGAAATGCAGAGAATAAGATTCACCTAGGTTGTCAGAGAAGTAATGCAAGAAATTTAAATAAGTCATTTGCTTATCTAAAGGTGGGTGCATAACAATCCCAAAAAGCTCTGAAATTTCATTTTGATTTTTTGCTATACTGTAGTTATTTTTTTTATCATGGCTTTCGTGAAAATATTCTAAATAAAATTCTCTTCGGGTAGGAGATGCTGTTAGACAGTCAAAATATTCAGCTGGAAAATTTTTATCATGATAAATTAAAGTGAGTGAAGCCAATGTATAATGTATTCTTTTTTTTGCCCACATATCAATTAATGGGGATACCACCATATTGGAAATAAGTTTTACGGCGGTTTTAGAGTACAGGTTCGTTTTGTATTTTTGATCAAAGAAGAATAAAATAAAAATACACTCAATCAAGTTCTGATTTATACTTATAGAATTGTAAAACTGCTCAGACAACTTTATGTTTGAAAAGTGGTACTTATAAGCAAGTTGAGTTGCTTCATCATGATGTTTAGATATGGCCTCATTATTAATGTAGTTATAAATTTCAGCCACTAGATTAATATCGCATCGTTCTGCATATTCTTTTAATAAAGAAGTTCTCTCTTCTTCCCAGTCTCTAAAGCTGGAAAAACTAGTTTTCCTTTCTAAAAATACACTAGGTGTTATACTTGGTAAATCAAGCAAGGATGATAATTTAGAGAAAACACCAATATCAAATATGTTAAGTCGAGTTTCATTTCCTATCAACGTGGAGCTAGAGTTTACATGGCCTATGTTATCAAAAAAAGAGAATGGCTTACCATTGTTCCCAGTATTAGGTTGCGACCAAGTTGGATAAAAGGAGTTGATTTCACCATTGCGATGTAAGACAGAAACCCTCAAGCATTTTAATGGTTCGTCAAGCTTGTAATAACATATTATCTCACCGTCTCGACTCTCTGGTTCACTTATATTTAATAGGGCTTCATCTAATAAATTAAGGATTTCATTTTGCCCCATATCTTTTGGAAATAAAGTCTTCCAAAGATAGCCAGACTTATAACTATTCTCAGGGTACATTGTCATCTTGGCAGCACCAGAAGTGAGCATCGATTCTGGTAATTTTATTAAAATTGTTCCATTTTGAAGTTCACGTTCATAAAACCATTCCTCATCTCTTTCTGAATAAAAATAAGAAACTTTTTTTAAATCTGGTTTTTGCTTTAGCAAATTGATCCATCCAGAATATGTATGCAACCCCCCAGATATAACCTTTTTTGCTATACGCCCGCCTGTGGTTTGAAATACCTTGTCCGTAAGGTCGCCGTAAAGAACGTGATTAAGACATTTCTGTGATAGGGTTATTTCCAAATCCGCATTTATATGATACCGACGAAGTTCCATGCTAAAATTCCTATTATTATTTAAAATCACAAATCAGATTACTTTCTGATTCGAAAGGTCATGCTGCATTTCTATATAATACGTATTACATCTATATTATTAATATAACTCACCACGATTTTAGTAGTCTTCGAAAACTCTTACACTGCTGGCATCCATCATTTTACTTTCTAAAATAAGTTCAGCATCTGTGCAGGTCTGTTAGCCAATATAATAGTGCGAAACACAATCTGAACTCAATACATGAAATTCGCTTCTGGAGAATTAGGGGCGTCAGATTAGGTTTGGATAGGTTTAACATAAGCGTTATTAAGAATTCAATTGTTTGAAAAATAAGCAATAAAATAATATTTCAAATTCATATGAAATTCTTTCCGTTAAGTGCCAATTTTGTTGTATCACCTATAATCCTACGTCCCTTCATTGCGGCCAAATCTGTCTGACAGCATCATTCTCTCATGAATACACTCGAAACCCTTTCCGAACTTGCGCGCGCCGTGCGCGACATTATCCGCATTGGCGTAGTTGCCGAAGTGAATACAACGATGGGTGTCTGCCGCGTCCAGTCCGGTGAACTGATAACTGACTGGCTGCACTGGCTGACACCCCGCTCAGGTAGCGCACGCACATGGTGGGCTCCTTCGATAGGTGAGCAGGTTTTGCTGCTTTCCCTTGGCGGTGAGCTTGATACCGGGTTCGTGCTGCCGGGCATTTATTCCGATGATTTCCCCGCGCCCTCGGCATCACTGCAGGCGTATCACGTCAGTTTTTCTGACGGTGCCGTGCTGGAGTACGAGCCGGAAACCGGCGCGCTGACCGTGAGCGGCATTCAGACCGCTGATATTTCCGCTGCAACGTCAATCAGTGCAACCGCGCCGAATGTCACCGTCACGGCCAGCAGCAAAATCACGCTTGATACGCCGGAGGTGGTGTGTACAAACAAGCTGACCACTGGCTCATTAGAGGTGAAAAAAGGCGGTGTGATGAAAGGTAATATTGCCCACATCGGCGGCGCGTTCACGTCCAACGGCGTGCAGGTTGATACCCATTCACACGGCGGCGTCCAGACCGGTGGCAGAAACACCGGTAAACCTATTTGATAGCTGAGGTTTTGATAATGACTAACGCGAAATATCTCGGCATGTCACGCCAGTCAGGGCGCTCGGTTGAAGACATGGAGCACATCAATCAGTCAGTCAGTGACATCTTGCGAACGCCGATAGGCTCTCGGGTCATGCGCCGAAATTATGGCTCGCTGCTTTCCGCGCTGACCGACCAGCCGCAAAACGCGGCGCTGCGGCTGCAAATCATGGCCGCGTGTTATTCGGCGATCCTTCGCTGGGAACCGCGCGTCAGCCTGAGCAGCATCACCTTTGAAACTACTTACAGCGGGGAAATGGTGGTCAATATTACCGGCAACCGCACTGATTCCCCCGGCGGTTTTTCTTCTTCCATCTCACTGAGTTAATACTATGGCCACGATTGATTTAAGCCTGCTCCCTGCGCCGGATGTGGTCGAAGAGCTGGACTATGAAACCCTGTTTGAAGAGCGTAAGGCGACGTTGCTCTCCCTGTATGACGAAAGCGAACGTGAAGCCGTTGCGCGTACCCTTTCGCTCGAATCGGAACCGATTGTGAAGCTGTTGCAGGAAAATGCCTACCGTGAGGTGATTTTGCGTCAGCGTGTCAACGAGGCGGCGCGCGCCAATATGCTGGCCTACGCCACCGGCGCTGACCTCGACCAGCTCGGCGCAAACTATAACGTTGCGCGGCTGGTTATCACGGAGGCTGATGATACGGTGCTGCCGCCGGTTGCTGAGGTACTGGAAAGTGACAGTGATTTTCGTGTGCGTATTCAGCAGGCTTTCGAGGGTCTGAGCGTGGCCGGTTCAACGGGCGCTTATCAGTTCCATGGCCGCAGTGCTGACGGTCGGGTTGCGGATGTGTCAGTGATTAGCCCGGAGCCTGCCAGCGTGACTATTTCTGTGCTTTCGCGTGAGGGTGACGGCACGGCCAGCGCGGAGCTTATCGCGATTGTGAATGCGGCGCTCAACGCCGAAGACGTGCGCCCGGTTGCTGACCGCGTGACCGTACAGTCAGCAAAGATTGTGCCTTATCAGATTATTGCCGAGCTCTACGTTTATCCGGGGCCGGAATTAGAGCCCGTCAGGCTGGCCGCGCTGGATAAGCTTAACGCTTACACGCAGGCACAGCACCGGCTGGGGCGTGATATTCGTCTTTCGGCTATCTATGCCGCGCTGCATGTTGAAGGTGTGCAGCGTGTCGAGCTCACGCAGCCGCTGGCCGATATCGTGCTGGATGATACGCAGGCATCTTATTGCACTGAGTCCTCAATCACTATCGGGGGCACCGATGAGTAATGCGCGCCTGTTACCTGTGGGCTCCTCGCCGCTGGAGGTTGCCGCCGCTGCGGCCTGCGCTGCGCTGACCGCTGTCCCCGTCCCGCTGCGCGATTTATGGAACCCGCAGACCTGCCCGGCGAAGTTTTTACCCTATCTGGCGTGGGCGTTTTCGGTTGACCGGTGGGACGAAAGTTGGCCGGAGGCAACGAAACGCGGGGTGATCCAGTCGGCTTATTTCATCCATACCCATAAAGGCACCATCAGCGCAATCCGCCGGGTGGTTGAGCCGCTGGGGTATGTCATCAATATTTCTGAATGGTGGGAAACAAACAGCCCGCCCGGCACGTTTCGCCTCGATATTGGCGTGCTGGAAAGCGGCATTACCGAAGAAATGTATCAGGAAATGGAGCGGCTCATTGCGGATGCGAAACCCGCCAGCCGCCACCTTGAGACACTGACCATTATTCAGGATATCCCGGGACACATTTTTGTCGGTGCGCTTTCTTACGACGGCGACGTCATCACCGTTTATCCGGCCTAAGCAGAGGAACATTCATGGCGACTTATAAAGCATTACTCACTACCGCCGGAGCTGCCAAAATCGCCGCCGCCACGGCGGGTGGAACTCAGGTGAACATCACCCGTATGGCCGTCGGTGACGGGGGCGGTAAGCTCCCGACGCCTGACCCAAAACAAACCAAACTTGTTAATGAGGTTTATCGCGCTAATCTCAACCGCTTAAGCATCGATGCCAAAAACAGTAATTATCTGGTGGCCGAGCTGGTGATTCAGCCCGATGTCGGCGGCTTCTGGATGCGTGAAATGGGCTTATACGATGCTGACGGCGTGCTGATTGCTGTCAGCAATATGGCTGAAAGCTATAAGCCGCAACTGGCCGAGGGCTCAGGCCGATTACAGACGCTGCGCATGGTGCTCATCGTCAGTGAAATTGAGTCTATCGCGCTGAGCATTGACGGCTCTACGGTGATGGCCACAAAAGACTATGTTGACGATAAGCTGACTGCACATGAAAAATCCCGTAACCATCCCGACGGTACGCTGACGGCAAAAGGTTTTGTGCAGCTTAACAGCTCGGTAAACAGTACCAGTGAAACGCTGGCTGCTACGCCCAAAGCGGTGAAGGCCGCCAACGACAATGCCAATAGCCGCGTACCATCCACCCGCAAGGTGAACAATAAAGCGCTGAGCGCTGACATTACCCTGACGGCGGCGGAAGTGGGGGCAATGAGTAATCTGATGCTGGCAACCGACACGACGAAGATTAAGCGTCTGGATGACCCGTCAATTATTGACGTCACGAATCCCATCAGTATTTCTGCCACGTTTGAAGACCACCCTTTGGGCGCGTCCTATGTCGTAGCCGGTCAGTTACATAACTGGCGGCGCTACTGGGCGGCGGGTGCGGCGGGCTATCAGCGACTGATTAATAACGACGGACAAATTTTTGAGCGCATCGGTTCATATACTGCGGCGGGTGGCTGGAAATGGTTCCTCAGCGACAGCGGTTATCCGTTCGGCTGGCGGAAAATTTTGGACAGCGGGAGCATGACGCTGACGGATTTGACGCGGCTGGGCGTCGCCCAATCAGGTGAGAACGCGGATATTACCGGCCTCAGCAAACTGACCAGCATTGCTTCCAGTGTGAAAATGGCGATGAATCTGGAAGTAGGAAGCTCCATTCAGGCGAACTATCGCGTCGGTATAATGCGCGCAGGCGATTATGAAGCCTATATGTCATTGACCAGCCGGGCGGGAAAGGTATCGGCTGAGAATTTACCTTCCACCTTAACCTCAATGGGGAATGTCTATTTTCGTGTGCCTAACACATTAACAGATACTGACCCCCATGCGGGGCGTGCGCTGGGTGGCCTTTCTTCAGCTATTTATCCCGCCGGTGAGGGGGTTATGCGGATGGATGCCCGCGATGAAACGGGCACTATTAAAGCGCGCATTGTCTGCGATGGTCAGACCGACAGTGTACAAATTGCTAACGGCGTTTTACGGCCTGAATCAGGTATTACCCTTTCCTCAACGAATGCGAATTCAGTGATCCGCGGGCGGAATGATGCCGTCATTCTGCGCGACCATAACAACGGTAATGTGACGTTATCCGCCAGCGTCAAGGATGCCGGTTCCGGTGTCGGCGGCACGTTGTATCTGGGATATAACCGGGACACTGCCAACATCTACACCTCTGCCGTTTCCGTTGATTCTCCATTAACGGTGAATGCCAAAATGGTGGCTGAACAAGCGGCGACGTTCTCCGATTCGATGACAGTCAAGGGCGAGGTGGCATTTACAAAAGGCGGTAGTGTTGGTTATCTCGAAGGGGCTAATCATTACGCGACCAAAGCGGGGGCGTGGGAAGGTGCGGGAGGCTTTTCCAGCCAATATTCACAAACCAAAGCTCCTTTCATCGTCCCTTACGGATACACGGCTCCAAAGGACGTGAGTTCATACGCCCCAATTGCCAAAGGGGTGATTCAAACCACCGGTTATGGCTATGGTACAGCGGTTAGTTTTGGTGCATACACAAGTGGTGGTCAAAAATTTGCGAGCGCCGCTATTCATGCCATCGGAGACAGCGGCGTTACTCAGGCGTGGTTATTCGATCCTACTGATGGAAGCTTTAGCTGTCCCGGTTCAATCAACAGCGGCAATATTTATTCATCACTTGGAATTTATGAGCAAGGACAGCGCGTCTATAGCCCTAACTACAGGCCAACACCCGAAGCGATAAATGCTATCGCGCGTGATACGTGTTCAACCGCAGGCTTTGTCTCGGGCAATGCAAACGATCCTTATATGCGTCACACAACCACCAATGGCGTGGTTGTTCTGCCCACGAGGGAGCAGTTACAAAACGAAATTGCGGGAACCCGCAACTGGGCAAATAACGACTTACGGCAGGATATCTATAACTACGGCGATAACCGCTATATCTGTGACGTACAGCGCGGCAGTCAGGCGCTGGAAAATGCGGGCTGGAGTGCGCAGCAGGTTTGGGAAGCGCCAACGGGATGTTTCATGACGGGGTTAAATATCCGCCCGGACATGGGCGACTGCCGAATGATGGGGAAATATTACCGCGCGTTAATGGTGCGAACGGCGAGCGGAAGCTGGCGACAGGTGGGAAACTAAGATGATTACATTTAAAAATATCAAAATCTCTAAGCAAGTTTTCGAGGAAGGTTTGGCAATCCCCGTCCTCTATTTCGAAGATGAAGACGGTAATGACTGGTACACATTACGCGATGAGAAATGGGCGGGTAAAAACGCATTTATTGCCGTGGGTCAGGATGGGTTTATTAATACATGGTCGGAGAACCCGAACTTTTTAACGTTATCAGAAGGCGTGAGTGTTTACGAAGTTTCAGCTAAAAATTTACCGGCGGATATTGGCGAGCAAACCTACAGCTATCAGGACGGGACATTTATTAAGTTCGAGCCGGTAGCGTCTGAAGTGGCTGAACAAAAAAGAAATGATTTGCTGAGCAAAGCGGCCATAGCCATTGCGCCGTTACAGGATGCTGTAGATATCGATGATGCAACAGAAGCGGAGCTGCAAGAGCTCAAAGCATGGAAAACGTACCGTGTGGCTCTTAACCGGCTGGATTTGACCAGTGCTGCTGATATCACTTGGCCAGAACTACCCGGCAAAAATAGCGCAAATACCGATACGATCAAGTGAATTGCATTTAATGAATCGATCGGCCATACCGATCGGTTTCGTTTAAACGATCTGTGATAACTATTTGATAGCTTGTCAGAAATGGCGAAGGATATCGGAAATTTTTTAAGGAGGATTTAAATGGAACTTACGGAGCAGGAAACTGAAATCATTGCGGGATTTTTGGCTGAGAATTGGGCGGCGTTTTCGCAGTCTGCTGAAGAGGTCATGTCAGTGTGCGCCCTGCATCGTCTGGCCGAAAAATTAGGGCTGGAAAGTGCCTGATTATCCGTTCAGCCATTGAGTCAGACCATCGCCCCGAAAGGGGCTTTTTTACGCCTGTTGTACCCTGAACCTCCCAACGCCCATCACTCGCCCTGACTGCCGTTAAACAACAAAATGACCTTGCCTATTTTAACGGAGTTAAGCCGATGAGTGATTTTCACCACGGCGTGCAGGTCGTCGAAATTAACGACGGTACGCGCGTCATTACCACCGTATCCACGGCCATTATTGGTATGGTCTGCACGGCCAACGATGCTGACGAAAAAGTCTTTCCTCTTAACACGCCGGTGTTAATCACCGATGTGATCGCCGCGCAGGGCAAGGCGGGGAAAACCGGCACCCTGTTACCGGCGCTGACGGCCATTGGCGACCAGTGCAAACCGGTCACCGTCGTGGTGCGCGTGGCGGAATCAGAAAACGAAGACGAGGAAGCCGCCGCCGCCGAAACCCTTTCTAATATCATCGGTGGGGCTGATGAGAATGGCCAATATACGGGCATGAAAGCTTTGCTCACTGCCGAAGCGGCCACCGGTGTTAAACCGCGCATTCTCGGCGTGCCGGGGCGGGATCCGCAGGCAGTTGCTACGGCGCTGGCCACGGTTTGTCAGTCGCTGCGCGCTTTCGGCTATATCAGCGCGTGGGAATGCAAAACCCTCTCTGATGCGATTAAGTACCGGGACAATTTCAGCCAGCGTGAACTGATGCTTATCTGGCCTGATTTTATTTCATGGGATACCAAAACAAACGCCAGCTCTACCGCCTACGCCACGGCGCGCGCGTTAGGTCTGCGCGCCAAAATAGACCAAGGCACCGGCTGGCATAAAACCCTGTCTAACGTTGGCGTTAACGGCGTGACCGGTATTAGCGCATCGGTGTTTTGGGATTTGCAGGCATCCGGCACCGATGCTGACCTGCTCAATGAGGCCGGTGTCACGACGCTGGTGCGTAAAGACGGCTTCCGCTTTTGGGGTAACCGCACCTGTTCTGATGACCCGCTTTTCCTGTTTGAGAACTACACCCGCACCGCGCAGGTGCTGGCTGACACGATGGCCGAAGCGCATATGTGGGCGGTGGATAAGCCGATGACCGCAACGCTTATCCGCGACATCATCGACGGCATCAACGCCAAGTTCCGTGAGCTCAAATCGAACGGCTACATCATTGACGGTAATTGCTGGTTTGATGAATCGGCGAACGACAAAGAGACCCTGAAAGCCGGGAAACTTTATGTCGATTATGACTACACGCCGGTGCCGCCGCTGGAAAGCCTGACCCTGCGTCAGCGCATCACTGCCAACTACCTCGTCAATCTGGCGGCATCCATTAACAGCTAAGGGCAATCACAATGGCACTTCCTCGCAAACTGAAATACCTCAATCTGTTTAACGACGGTCTGAGCTACATGGGCGTGGTGCAGTCAGTCACGCTGCCTAAGCTGACCCGCAAGCTTGAGAACTATCGCGGCGGCGGCATGAACGGCTCCGCGCCGGTTGATTTTGGTCTGGACGACGACGCGCTGACCGTTGAGTGGTCAATGGGCGGGCTCCCGGATGCAACCCTGTGGGCGCAGTATGCCGCCGCCGGTGCGGCGGATGTGCCGCTGCGTTTTGCCGGGTCATTCCAGCGTGACGACACCGGCGATACTTCTGCCGTGGAAATCGTCATGCGGGGGCGTCACAAAGAAATCGACACCGGCGACATGAAACAGGGCGAAGACACCGAAAGCAAAATCACCACGCAGTGTACGTATTACAAGCTGGTGATTGACGGTAATACGCTGATTGAAATCGACACCGTGAACATGGTCGAAATCGTCAACGGCACCGACATGCTGGAAAAACACCGCCGCAATATCGGCCTTTAATTACCGCGTGGCCGGTGGGTGCTGGCCACGCTCATAACCTGACGTGGGGATAATCTGATGAGCAATAAAGACCTGACTACCGCCGACGAAAACACCAACGTCGTGACGCTGGATAAACCCCTCAAGCGCGGCGAAACCCTGATTGATTCGGTGACGGTTATCCGTCCCACTGCCGGAGCATTGCGCGGCGTCGGTCTGGCTGACGTGGCTAATGCGCAGGTTGATGCGCTGCTGGTGGTACTGCCGCGCATCACTTACCCGAGCCTGACAAAAGAAGAGTGCAACGCGCTGGAGCTGCCAGACCTTGTGGCGCTGGCGGGCAAGGTGATTGGTTTTTTATCGCCGAATTCGGAACACTGACGTTCCCGCCCCGCTTTGGGGTAGATGACCTGATGGCTGACGTGGCGGTGGTCTTTCACTGGCCACCGTCAGAGCTCTATCCGATGAGCCCCGCCGAGCTCGCACAATGGCGCGCAAAGGCAATCGAACGAAGTGGACACGCCAATGAGTAACGTTAAGTTGCAGGTTCTGCTCAAGGCCGTTGACCAGGCAAGTCGCCCGTTTAAATCCATCCAGACAGCGAGTAAATCGCTGTCCGGGGATATCCGAAATACCCAAAACTCCCTCAAATCGCTGAACGCCCAAGCCGAGCGTATCGAGGGTTTTCGTAAAACGAGCGGTCAGCTTGCCGTTACCGGCCAGTCTCTCAAAATTGCAAAACAGGAAGCCGCCGCGCTGGCTGTCCAGTTTAAAAACACCACCAACCCGACGCGTGCGCAGGCCAAGGCGCTGGAAGATGCCAAGCGCGCCGCGTCTGACCTGCAAATTAAATACAACGGACTGCGGCAATCGGTACAGCGTCAGCGTCAGGAACTGGCGCAGGCCGGGATCAATACACGCACACTGTCAGCCGATGAGCGCCGCCTGAAAACCTCAGTCAGTGAGACGACGGCACAGCTCAACCGCCAGCGCGATGCGCTTGCCCGCGTGAGTGCGCAGCAGGCCAGACTCGGTACGGTAAAAAAACGCTATGACTCCGGCAAGCAGTTAGCCGCCGGTGCGCGCGGGGCGGGTATGGCGGGGGTCGGAGTGGCCGCCGCCGGGCTGTATGGGGAAGCCCGGTTTATCGCGCCGGGCATTGGTTTTGATAAACAGATGTCAGGTACGCAGGCCATTCTTGGCCTTGATAAGGGTGATGAGAAACTCGGCCAAATTCGTAAGCAGGCGCGTGATATCGGCGCGACAACGGCGTTTTCTCCGGGCGACGTCGCCCGTACACAGACCACACTTGCCCGCTCGGGCTATGACGCCGATTCAGTGCTGGCCGCAACGGGCTCCACCGTTAACCTGAGCCTTGCGGCGGATGTGGATATCGCCGAAGCCGCCGATATCATCACCAATATGCAATCGGCGTTTAACCTGCCGACCACGGAAATTCAGCGCGTAGCGGACGTGATGACCAAGGGGTTTACCTCGTCAAATACCGGGCTGATTGAGCTTGGCGAAGCGATGAAATATGTGGCGCCCATTGCAGAGGCGGCGGGTGCCAGCATCGAAGACACGACGGCTATGCTCGGCGTGATGGCGGATAACGGCATTAAAGGGTCGATGGCCGGTACGGGTGCAAGCGCTATTTTCAGCCGTCTGCAAGCCCCCGTTGGTCAGGCTCCGGCGGCGCTTAATGAGCTGGGTATTAAAACCCGAGACGCAAAAGGCAACATGCTGCCGGTGGTAGGGATCCTCCAGTCGATTGACCGTTCTTTTAAAAAGAACAAACTCGGCACCGCTCAGCAGGCTGAATACCTGAAAGTTATCTTTGGTGAAGAGGCCATGAAAGGCGCGGTCAAGCTGGTGGCCGCTGCGGGCAACGGCAACCTTGCCGAGAAGCAAGGGGCGATTAAAGACTCTGCCGGCACCACGGAGCGTATCGCCAACGTCCAGACCGACAACCTCGACGGGGATTTAAAAAACCTCGCCTCGGCATGGGAAGATTTACAGATTGAGGTGTTCGAGAAACAGGATAAGACCCTGCGCCGCCTGACCACCTCGGCCACCGAGTGGTTAGGGAAAATCGGGGCATGGGCTAAGGCCAATCCTGAGCTGACGAAAACACTTTTTGCTGTGGCCTCCGGCGCGCTGGCCATCATCGGCGTACTGGGCGGAATTGGTCTTATCGCGTGGCCGGTGATAGCGGGCATTAATGCGATTATCGCCGTCGCCGGTACGCTTGGGTTGATATTCAGCACGGCGGGTACGGCCATTGTCACTGCGCTGGGCGCAATAACATGGCCGGTGCTGGCCGTCGGCGCGCTGTTTGTCGCTGCGGCTCTGCTTATCCGTAAATACTGGGAACCCATCAGCGCCTTTTTCTCCGGCGTGGTTGAGGGGTTGGGCGTTGCATTTGAGCCTATCAAAGAGCTTTTTGCGCCGCTTAAGCCGGTATTTGACGGCTTGGGGCAGATGCTTAAAAAAACATGGCAGTGGTTCAAGGATTTAATTGCACCGGTGAAATCCACGCAGGAAACGCTGGAAAGTTGCAAAAATGCCGGGGTGCTGTTTGGTCAGGCCGTGGCTAATGCGCTCACTGCACCTTTGCAGGTATTCAACAAACTGCGTCGCGGCGTTGACTGGTTGCTGGAAAAGCTCGGGCTTATCAAGGGTGAGTCTGAGGAGATCGACAAAGCCGCTGATAAGGCAGAGCAGCGAGCTAAATCAGAGGGCGGTAATTCAGAGGCCGCAAGTTCAGAACCGTACCAGCCGCCGGGCGGTAATTTTGGATTCAGTTACGGCTACGTGCCGGTGTCGGCGGGTGGTGGGCGTTCTTATACCGACAACAGCAAAAATAGTTATCAGATTTCCATCGGTGCCGGTATGGGCGCACAGGATACCAGTCGTCAGGTGATGGATGCGCTGGATGCCCGAGAACGCCAGCGGCGTGCAGATTTACGCTCACGGCTGGGTTATGACTAAGGAGATATTCGTATGATGTTAACGCTCGGATTATTTGTGTTTCAGCTTCAGACCGTCCCTTATCAGAGCCTGCAACGCAATGTTGATTACCGCTGGCCGTCAAACAGCCGTGTTGGCCAGCGACCCGCACTGCAATTTCTCGGCGTTAATGAGGAAAAAATTACCCTGTCAGGGGTGCTTATGCCGGAAATCACCGGCGGGCGCATGTCACTGCTGGTACTTAACCAGATGGCCGATGAGGGCAAGGCGTGGCCGCTGCTGGAGGGCTCCGGCACTATTTATGGCATGTTCGTTGTAGAAAGCCTCAGTGAGACCCGCAGTGAATTCTTTGCCGATGGCAGCGCGCGAAGCATTGAATTTACGCTAACGCTCACCCGCGTGGATGAGACCCTGATTTCCATGTTTGGTGACTTGCAGGCGCAGGCTGATGGATTGCTGAATAAAGCCAGCTCGGCGGTGCAGGGGGTGTGGTCATGATAACGGGTATGGCACTCGAAGCCGGGGCGAAACTGGCTCCGGCGTTTATGCTGACGCAGGCGGGTAATGACATCACGAAAGATATCAGCGCCCGGCTGTTATCTCTGACGCTCACGGATAACAGGGGGTTTGACGCTGACCAGCTCGACATTGAGCTCGATGACAGCGACGGTCAGGTGGAGATGCCTGCGCGCGGCGCGGTGCTCTCCCTGTTCTTGGGCTGGCAGGGTTCGGCGCTGCTGGGTAAGGGGCAATTTACGGTTGATGAAGTTGAACACCGTGGCGCGCCGGATACGCTGACCATCCGGGCGCGCAGTGCTGACTTTCGCGGCACCCTGAACTCACGGCGTGAAATGTCTTACCACGACACTACGCTCGGTCAGGTGGTGGAGCAGATCGCCGCGCGCAATAAGCTGACGGCCAGCGTGGCCACGCAATTGAACTCCATCAGTATTCCGCACATCGACCAGTCTCAGGAATCTGACGCCAAGTTTTTAACCCGTCTGGCCACGCGCAACGGGGCGGATGTTTCGGTGAAAACGGGTAAGTTACTTTTTCTGAAAGCGGGGAGCGGCACGACCGCCAGCGGCAAGCCCATACCGATTATGACGATTGAGCGCGCCGACGGAGACCGGCATCAGTTTGCTATCGCTGACCGGGGCGCATACACCGGCGTAACGGCTAAATGGCTGCACACTAAAGACCCTAAGCCGAAAAAGCAAAAGGTCAAAATCCAGCGAAAGCCAAAGTTTAAACAACTGCGCGCACTGCAACACCCCAAAGCGAAACCGGTTAAAGCCAAGGCGGTGGCAGTCAAAACACCTGAAGCCAAAGAAGGTGAATACATGGCCGGTGAAGCGGATAACGTGTTTGCACTGACCACCATCTATGCCAGTAAAGCGCAGGCCATGCGCGCAGCGGCGGCAAAGTGGGATAAGTTGCAACGTGGGGTGGCCGAATTCTCCATTAATCTGGCCATGGGGCGCGCGGATTTATATCCTGAAACGCCGGTGCAGGTTAAAGGGTTTAAGCGCGTCATAGACGACCAGTCATGGATTATCACTAAGGTGGTTCACTCACTTAGCAATGGTGGCTACACGACGTCCCTAGACCTTGAGGTAAGGCTTTCGGATGTGGAGTTTGATACGCAGGAAGAATGATGAATTAATTGGTTAACTATTTGTTTTAATTGAATTTAGTGATTAAAATAAACGCATCTTAAAGTGATTCATTGAGGTGGTGATCATGTTCCATTGTCCAATCTGCAAATACGCTGCACATACCCGTTCCAGCCGTTACTTGAGTGAGAACACCAAAGAACGTTATAACCAGTGCCAGAACATAAATTGTGGCCATACGTTTAAGACGATGGAATCATTCGACGGCTCAATTATGAAGCCGGGGCATATCAACGCAGTGATGCCTCACCCAACCTCGCACGGTCAGCAAACCTTCCTGATGTGA